ATAGTGTTTCGGCTGTTGACTTAAGTAGAGTAGTTATGGTAAACTCTACACAGAAAGAACAAAAGAATGTTCTGACTTCTCAAGATATTGCCTGGCAAGAGGCAAGAAGACAACGTAAAGTTCGTAGGTTAGACTTCGAAGTTCGTTAAAGTCTTATTGGAAAGTTGGTCGAGTGGTTTATGGCACTGGTCTTGAAAACCAGCGAGGGTCACACCTCCCAGGGTTCGAATCCCTGACTTTCCGTTACATAAGATACCAAATTAATATTTTATTTGGTTTTTTGTATAGTAGTGTTACAAAACGCTGACATTTATTTGACTTTCAAAAACCTTTGATTAGTATATAATAGTAAATACGCATCACAGACATGGATCAACACACCTATAATAATTGGGTGAAGATCAAGGAAACTTTCGAATCTTCTGGAAATACTGACAACATGTTCTACAAGAGAGCAGTTCAAATAGTTAAAACCAGAATAGACCCCTTAGCAAAGTTTCTTGGAGATGAAAAGTGATGGAACCATATGATGAATTTGTGAGTCGTTCTGAAGTGCAGGAGATGATTGATGCTGCTATACGAAGGCACAATCGGAATGCTTCCATTATTTCTATGTGCGTTGGTTGGGTTGTTCTTGCTCTATTTGCTGAGGGACTTTTAAGACTTGTAGGTGTTATTCCACCATTATTTCCATGGTTAGACATTACCCTGAAATAATAGGAATCATTTTCCTTTTAGTATTTGCTGCCACAATGTTCTATCAAGGAACATGTATTATGAGAGGGCAGCGTGGATATTCTCTTCGTGATTATCTTAAACAAGATAGTGAGAACATGCGTAAACGAATAGAAGAACTACTCAAAGATAAATGATTGCTCTAACAGAAGAGGATTTAAAAGAACTGCAACAAAGAGTTCTGGAATTGAAAATGAATGAATTATTTGAAGAACCATCTACATACGAGGATGAAGATGACGACGACTGATTGGTTAATATTCATTGAATTTTTTTCGCACATGCTTTATATGTTTATTGCTTTTATGTGTGGAATAATCATTGGTTACATTGTTGGCTTTAGAAATGGAGGAATGTGATGACTAAAACACTCTTGATTTCCACTCTCATCTATGCTATACTGATAGGGTCTTTCATTCATTGGGGACTTACCCACGCATATCCACAATGATTTTTCACATCGTAGAATCACTTGCATCAAGTCCATTCTTTCTTTTTCTCTGTGGGATGGGGTTGACAGTAGTTCCTTTTGCTGGTATTATGTTTATACATAGAGAGAAGTAACGGGGTGTGGCGCAGCTTGGTAGCGCGGATGCTTTGGGAGCATTAGGTCGCAGGTTCGAATCCTGTCACCCCGACTCATAAAATCACTTTATGAAAATGCAAGAACTAAACGAACTTGAATCTTTTACAGTTGAAGAGTTTCAATCTAATTTTGATAATCTAATGCAAAGAGTAGAAAACGGTGAATCATTTATCATACGAGATGGAGACAATAGCGCAGTGATAGTTCCTTACAACGAAACCATAAAGTACGCAGTAGAATCAGTTGTGGATGAGGAACTCATACGAATCCACAATGATCACGAAAAAGGTTCGTGATTTTATGGGAGTATAGCTTAATGGTTAGAGCGCCCTGCTTATAACGGGGTAGTCTGAGTTCAACTCTCAGTACTCCTATTGCTCGATTAGCTATCTGGTGAAAGCACCCGACTCATAATCGGTTCCAGGAGAGTTCGATCCTCTCATCGAGCATAGGACAGAAATCAAACTGTCCTCCTTAACTTTCCCAAGTCAAACCCTTATAATACTAAGGTCAACATTCAAAACAATGACTCTTACAGCAAAATTCAAGAAAGACGTTCAAACTCTTCGTGGTGCAGCAAACGGTGAATTTTATCTTGATGTAAAGAATCCGAAACTTTACAAGAAAGTTCGTCGGTACTATGAGAGTGAAGGTGTAGTATTCTCTGGTGATCCTTTGGATGATTATGAGATGCTTATGGAATATGTCTATCAAGATCTTGAATCTGTTGAGGTTGCATGACATCGAAACTTCCTAAAGTACTTTTGGAACGTGAAGGATATCGCTTTATTGAAGTTGGTATCCTTGAAATAAATGGAATGCCTGACTATCGTTTGCAAAAACAAAACTTCTATACCAAACGTTGGAATGACATTTATCTCTTTGATAATGGTTTACAATGCACTACTGCTATGGAAGATATTGAATATGCAAAGTGGTTAGACCCAGATAGAGTTCCTTGCTATATTAAAGACGATGGTGAATAACTAAATAAAAGTAAAATCTTACTCAAAAATGTCTAAGAAAACTTCCCCAGAAAAAACTTCTTTCTCTTTCACACCTTCATCTAAACCCGAAGTTAAAAAAGAAGTTAAAACTGAATCGTCTAAAGTAAGACCTGGTAGTTTTGCATCTCTGATTTCACAATAAGTCACGGACGGACTATAACAGCACTGGTCGGGAGCAAACCCCTTAAGTCACGGAGAGACTCTAAAAGTACTGGTGGAGTCAATATGACCCTATTTTGAGTTTCTTGCTTCTCTCAAGAGCAAGTGGTGCGGATGGGGAATTCTTTCTCCGCCTGGTTTCTTGCCTCCAGTTAAAGGGCAAGTGGCGAGCCTGTAAATTGCTAAAGGAGGAGTTGCATAAACTCCTCCTTTTTGCTATAATGTATTATCAAGAAGTTTATTAAATATGAACTTACATTTAACTTATTTTGGTGATAATAACTTTTCTATCGGCAAAAGTAGAATTAGAAACCAAGCAGAAAGCTTTGGAGTATTTAAATCTATTTTTGAATACGGAGAAAGGGATTTGAAAAATAATCCATTTTGGGAAAATCACGCAAAGTCGATGATGACTCAGCGTTCTGGAATGCAGCGCAGATACTATGGTTATTATGCTTGTAAACCTTATTTTATCCTGGAAGCATTAAATCAAATTCCAGAAAATGATGTTTTGCTTTATGTTGATTCTGGTTGTGAACTGAATAAAAATGGATTAGAAAAACTTCAACAATATTATCAAGAATGTTTGGATACTGAAGGAGTGTTTTTTACTTTGGATCTTCCAGAAATTCAGTGGACAAAAATGGATACATATCGTCATATTATTGGAGATGATGATGCGTATTTAATGACCAGACAAATAATTTCGGGAATTTTTCTTTTAAAGAATACTCCAATGATAAAAGAATTGGTTCAGAAATGGATTGACATTTGTGTAGAAGATGGTGGAAGGTATTTAGATGATAGTCCCTCAAAACTTATTAATAATAATATCTTCAGAGAAAATCGTCACGATCAATCTATTTGGTCACTACTTTTGAAGAAAAAAGCAGAAACTCATGACTTTACCTTTCATGAGGATGATACATATGAAAAAGTTTGGAATGCTGCTGGATTATCTGGTGTTCCTGTTGGTCCAGAACAAGCAAAGATATGGAACACTTACGGTAAAGAATATCCAATCTGGGCAACTAGAAATGGGCAGGTAGATTTTACTAATTGTCAAGTATGATTGAAAAAGTATATAGGCCTTGGGGATGGTATGAAAACATACAAGAAGAAAGTTCATATAAAGTAAAAAGACTTTTTATTAGTCCCAATCAAAAAATATCATTACAGTATCATAAGCATAGAGATGAGCATTGGATAGTGGTTTTTGGAGATGGTGTTGTTGAAGTAAATGATGTTTCCAGAAGTATTAATATTGGGGACTATATATTTGTACCATTAAATTCATCTCATAGAGTTACTGGTGGAGATAATGGTATAATGATTATAGAAATTCAATTGGGAGAAATATGTGATGAAAATGACATTGTTAGAATTCAAGATGATTATGGGAGGGTATGATTTGTGAAAAAAGCACTAATCACTGGTATTACTGGCCAAGATGGTTCATATTTGGCAGAACTTCTTTTGGAAAAAGGATATGAAGTTCATGGAATTATTAGACGTGCCTCATTAATTAATACGCAAAGAATTGACCACATTTATAATAAAGTTAAACTTCATTATGGAGATCTGACAGATTCTACCAATCTTGTAAGAGTAATTCAGCAAGTTCAACCTGATGAGATTTATAATCTAGGTGCTCAAAGTCATGTAAAAGTTTCTTTTGAGATGCCAGAATATACTGGACAAACAGATGCTCTTGGCACTCTTCGTATTCTTGAAGCAGTTCGTCTTTTGGGAATGGAAGATAAAACAAGAATTTATCAAGCATCAACATCAGAAATGTTTGGTAAAGTTCAAGAAATTCCTCAAAAAGAAACTACACCTTTTTATCCTCGTTCACCTTATGGAGTTGCAAAAGTTTATGGATACTGGATCGTCAAAAACTACAGAGAGTCTTATGGACTACATGCAAGTTCTGGAATTCTTTTCAATCACGAATCCCCTAGAAGAGGAGAAACTTTTGTCACAAGAAAAATCACTAAAGGATTATCACGCATTTCAACTGGGCAACAAGATATACTATATCTCGGGAATCTGAACGCAAAACGTGATTGGGGACACGCTAAAGACTTTGTAGAAGCGATGTGGTTGATGCTTCAGCAAGATGAACCAGATGATTATGTGATCGCCACAGGAGAGCAATATTCGGTTCGGGAGTTTGTAGAAGAAGCCGCCCCGTATTTTAATATGAATATCTCTTGGGAGGGTGAAGGACTTGATGAAGTTGGATATGACACAAATACAGGAAAAAAGGTTATTCAAGTAAATCCTAAATATTTTCGACCTGCTGAGGTTGAAACTTTATTGGGTGATGCCACAAAGGCAAAAGAAAAAATGGGTTGGATTCCCAAAACTTCTTTTAAACAATTAGTTGAGGATATGTGTATTAATGGAAACTGATTCTAAAATTTTTATTGCAGGACATAGGGGACTCGTTGGATCTGCAATTTCCAGACATTTGATATCTAATGGTTACACAAATCTCTTGACTCGTTCAAGAGCACAATTAGATTTAAGAATCCAGAAAGATGTTGACGAATTCTTCGCAGAAGAAAGACCTGAATATGTTTTTCTTGGTGCAGCAAAGGTAGGAGGTATTGGTTATAATAAAGCAATTCCTGCAGACTTTATTCGTGAAAACTTACAGATTCAAACGAATGTAATTGATGCTGCATATCGCAATGGTTGTAAGAAATTGCTATTTCTAGGATCTGCTTGCATTTACCCCAAGCACGCTCCAATTCCTGTCAAAGAAGAATACTTGCTTACTGGTCCACTTGAAGAAACTAACATTTCATACTCTCTGGCAAAAATTGCTGGATATATGATGTGTAAAAAATATACAGAGCAGTATGGATTTCCAACTGTTTCTGTAATGCCAAATAACCTTTATGGTATTAATGATAATTTTATTCTGGAGCAGTGTCACGTAATTCCAAGTTTTATCAATAAGTTTGTGAGTGCAAAAGACTCTGGTGTGGAAAGTATAATGTGTTTTGGTGATGGAAGTCCAACTAGAGAATTTCTTTTTTCTGATGATCTTGCAGATGGTCTTGTTTTCTTGATGAATAACTACAATAATCCGGATATTATCAACATTGGACCCGATAGGGAAGTAAGTATTAAAGAACTATCTGAGATTGTATCCAATCTGGTCGGTTATACTGGAGAACTAGTTTGGGATACTTCTAAACCAAATGGCACTCCTCGTAGAGCACTAGATACTTCAAAGATGGATTCGTTAGGATGGAAGGCAAAAACTTCTCTGGAAGATGGTCTAAAAATCACTATCGATTGGTTCTTAAAGAATAGGAGTAATTATGTCAGACTATAAGTGGCCACTTATGAAGAATTCTATCTCTTTGTGGGATAGGTTTCAACTTGCTAAGTTTGTTTTAACTTCTGATAAGTTTACTCAGGGTAAAAATGTTGAGCAATTTGAAAAGGAGTGGTCAAAGTGGTTAGGATGTAAATATTCTTTATTTGTAACTTCTGGAAGCACTGCAAACTTTTTACTAGTATCTTCAATCATAGAAAAGTATGGTCTTCAAAAAGGTGATAAAGTTTTAGTTCCATCTTGCACTTGGGTTACAAATATTAATCCAATTATTCAAATGGGACTTACTCCTATTTTTTGTGATGTAAATCTTGAGAATTATAGTTTTGATTTAGACAATCTAAAAACCATATCTAGGTCCCATCCAGATATTAAACTAGTATTTGTAACTCATTTATTAGGCATTCCTGCAGAGATTGAAGAATACAAAAAGATACTTCCGAACGCACTGTTTATTGATGATGTTTGCGAATCTCACGGATGTCTTGATAAAAATAAAAATAAGATAGGTAAAACTAGTCTTGGCGCAACTTTTAGTTTTTACTTTGGGCACCATATGTCTACTGTAGAAGGTGGAATGATTTCTACTGATAGTTGGGAACTATATGATTTGATGAAGATGAAAAGGTCTCATGGACTGGCAAGAGTTTCGGATCAATTCAAATATTATAAGAATAAAAATCCAGAAATAGAAAATTCATTTCTATTTGTGAGTGATGGATATAACTTTAGGAATACTGAGTTTGGTGCTGTATTGGGATTATCTCAATTAAAAAGACTTGATAAG